GGTTATTGAAGAGTGTGCAGCTTTTCCATACGGGGATCATGATGACTTGGTTGATAGTATGACCCAAGCTGTTATGCGGTTTAGACAAGGAGGGTTGGTACCGCATCCTGAAGACTATGAAGAAGAAAAAATTATAAAAACAAAAAGGACTTATTACTAATGTCAGAACTAACAGATAAATATTCAAAAAATTTTAGCCCTGAACGAAAAAAAGAATTTGAAAGACGTGTACGTGAAATAGGTGCTGATATGTCAGAGTTATCAGCTATACAATATGTTTTAGCAGAAATGAGAAGTGAAATGAAATTAGGTGGTAGAGTAGACAAACCACTAGGAGCGGGCGGCAAGAAATCAGGACCACCACCTAAATCAGGCCCTAATCCACAAGGCTTGAATATTAAGAGCAATACTGCTAAGACAGTGAAACTGGAGAAATAAATGGCAGAAATAGAAAAAGCCTTGCCTAACGAGGTAAGAAAAGAAATTACTATTCCTAGTGAGGAAGAATTACAAGTAGATATAGAACAACCACAAGAAACAAAAGGGCCTGTTGAAGTTCAAGAAAACGAAGACGGAAGTGTTGACATAGACTTTGACCCATCTGCGGTAAACGTTGAAGGCACTGAAGGACATTTTTCTAATTTAGCTGAATTGTTACCTGACGATGTTTTAGATCCGTTAGGAAGTAAAATGTATGAAGACTACACAGATTATAAATCTTCAAGAAAAGATTGGGAAAGAACTTATACACAAGGACTAGAACTGTTAGGTTTTAATTATGACGACAGAACAGAACCATTTAAAGGCGCATCGGGCGCGACGCATCCAGTTCTTGCTGAAGCTGTTACACAGTTTCAAGCTTTAGCTTATAAAGAATTATTACCAGCGCAAGGTCCAGTTAGAACTCAAATAATTGGCATGCCAACACCTGATAAAGAAGCGCAATCACAAAGAGTAAAACAGTTTATGAATTATCAGATTATGTCTGAGATGAAAGAATACGAAGCAGAGTTTGATCAGATGTTATTTTATTTACCACTTGCAGGTTCTGCATTTAAAAAAGTTTACTACGATGAAATTATGCAAAGAGCTGTTTCAAAATATGTTCCTGCAGATGATATCGTTGTACCGTATACTGCAACATCATTAGATGATTGTGAGTCTGTAATACACAGAGTGCGTATGACAGAAAACGAATTAAGAAAACAGCAAGTTGCAGGATTTTATAGAGACATAGAAATTAATCCATCGTACATGGATGAAACTGCTTCTGAAAAAGCAGAAAGAGAATTAGACGGAACATCTAAAGGAAGAGATCAAAGAATGTATACACTTTTAGAATGTCACGTTACTTTAGATTTAGAAGGCTTTGAAGATTTGGGCCAAGACGGAGAAACTACAGGAATTAAATTACCATACATTGTGACAGTTGAAGAAGGAACTAGAAAAGTATTATCGATTAGAAGAAACTACGAAGCAGGCGACATATTAAAAAGTAAAATTAATTATTTTGTTCATTTTAAATTTTTACCTGGTTTAGGATTTTACGGTTTTGGTTTAACTCACATGATTGGTGGATTATCAAGAACAGCAACTGCAGCTTTAAGACAGCTGCTAGACGCTGGAACCTTGTCTAACTTACCCGCTGGATTTAAAATGCGCGGTATTAAAATGAGAGACGAGGCGCAATCTATTCAACCCGGTGAGTTTAGAGATGTTGATGCACCTGGAGGAAATTTAAAAGATGCATTTATGACATTGCCGTTTAAAGAACCATCACAAACTTTATTATCACTTATGGGTGTCGTGGTACAAGCAGGGCAAAGATTTGCATCTATTGCCGACCTGCAGGTAGGAGATGGGAACCAACAAGCAGCAGTGGGCACGACAGTGGCTATGTTGGAAAGAGGATCGCGTGTAATGTCAGCGATCCACAAGAGAATGTACGCTGCGATGAAAAAAGAATTTACAATTTTGGCTAGAGTATTTAAAACATACTTACCTCCAGTTTACCCCTACGATGTTATAGGTGGACAAAATCAAGTTAAACAACTAGATTTTGATGACCGTGTAGACATCTTACCAGTTGCAGATCCCAATATCTTTAGCCAAACGCAAAGGATATCTTTAGCTCAAACTGAAATGCAATTGGCTGCCTCAAACCCTCAAATACATAATCAATACGAAGTGTATCGAAATATGTATGAGGCATTGGGGGTAAAAGATATTGATTTAATTTTAAAAAAACCACCTCAACCTATGCCAAAAGATCCTGCATTAGAGCACATTGATGCATTAGGCGGTATTCCATTTCAAGCTTTTCCTGGTCAAGACCACCAAGCACACATTACAGCGCATTTAAATTTTATGGAAACTAACATGGTTAAAAATTCACCTGCAATTGGTGCTTCAATACAGAAAAATATACTTGAACATATAAGTTTAATGGCACAAGAACAGATTGAAGTAGAATTTAGAAACGAGTTACCTCAATTACAACAAATGATGCAGATGGCACAACAGAATCCACAGCTACAACAACAAGCAAGAATGCTACAAGAGAGAATAGACGGTAGAAAAGCAGTGTTAATATCAGAAATGATGGATGATTTTGCAAAAGAAGAAAAGAAAATTACTTCACAGTTTGATAATGACCCAATAGCGAAGCTAAGATCAAGAGAATTAGACCTTAAAGCTAAAGATGATGCTAGAAAACAAAAAGAAGGCGAAGAAAAAATGAACTTAGACCGAATGAAGGCTATGATGAACCAAGCAAACACTGAAGAAAAACTAGATCAGAACGAAGAATTAGCACAATTAAGAGCTGATACATCAATTCAAAAAACAATTTTAGGTAAAACGATACCTTCTAGCGATAAAGTGCCAGATAGTGTGTCAATTATCAGAAAAGGAGATTAATTTATGGCATTTCCAATATTAGGTGCATTAAAATTAGCAATTAACGCTGGTTCGCACATTTATAAGAAAAAACAAGAAACAAAAATGGCTATGGCAGACGCTCAGCACATGGCGGCTACAAAAATGGCCCGAGGAGAGACGGAATACGCTGGCAAACTTTTAGAAGCCCGTCAAAACGACTACAAGGACGAGGTGGTTCTTGCGATATTAACGTTGCCCATTTTGGTGCTCGCATGGGGGGTCTGGTCGGACGATCCGGCAGCTATGGAGAAGATAAAAATTTTCTTTGAGCATTTTCAAGCACTGCCGACCTGGTTTACAAATTTATGGATACTTGTATGTGCGAGTATTTTTGGTATAAAGGGAACACAAATATTTAGAGGAGGAAAAAAATAATGCCAAATAGACTATACAACAAACAAGTGTCACCTAAAGGATATAAAATGGGTGGTAGAGTAAAAAAAATGGGCGGCGGAGCACTTAAAGAAGTAAAACCAAATCAAAAAGGTTTAGCAAAGCTTCCTAAACAAGTTAGAAACAAAATGGGATACATGAAAAAAGGTGGAAAAGTATAATGGCGAATAGATTATATAATAAACAAGTTTCACCTAAAAAATATCAAAAAGGTGGTAGAGTTAAAAGAGCTGGTGGTGGTCCAGGTCTTTATGCAAACATTGCCGCTAAAAAAGCTAGAATTAAAGCTGGTTCAGGTGAAAAAATGAGATCACCAGGATCAAAAGGTGCACCAACTGCAGCTAACTTTGCAAGAGCAAAACAAACGGCGAAATCATAATGGCAAAACTTTGTCCAAAAGGAAAAGCAGCAGCAAAAAGAAAATTTAAAGTATATCCAAGCGCATATGCAAACATGTATGCATCAGGAGTTTGTTCTGGAAAAATAAAACCAGGCGGTAGAAAAAAATCTGCTAATGGAGGTATGGCTGGATGTATTCAAATAAAAGGATTTGGTAAAGCTAGAAGACCAAATAAATAACATGGCCGAAAAAGGTTTAAGAGCATGGGTAAAAGAAAAATGGGTAGATATTGGAGCTCCGAAGAAGGATGGAAAATATCAACCATGCGGGAGGTCAAAAGGCTCAAAGAGAAAATATCCAAAATGCGTTCCACTTGCAAAAGCCACACGGATGACAAAGTCGCAAAAGGCGAGTGCTGTCAGCAGAAAGAGGGCTGCGGGGAATCCAGGAGGCAAACCAACTAACGTTCCAACATTTGCAAAAAGAAAAAAAGTTAGTTTAGGTGGATTAGTATGAGTAGAGAAAATCCAATAGCTAGAAATAAAAAAAACTACAGATCTACAAAATCTGGAGCAGGCATGACAAGAGCGGGTGTCGCTGCCTACAGAAGAGCAAATCCCGGCTCAAAACTAAAAACAGCCGTGACTGGAAAAGTGAAGCCAGGATCAAAAGCTGCTAATCGTAGAAAATCATACTGCGCTAGATCACTAGGACAATTAAAACGGTCATCAGCAAAAACAAGAAACGATCCAAACTCACGTATCCGTCAAGCTAGAAGAAGATGGAAATGTTAATATGATGGACCCATTAACCGTTGTTTCTAAAATACAAAAAATTATGAGAGACAACTTACAAAGAATTGGCGACACCATGATTAGTGGTGGAGTTGACAACATGGAAAAATATCAGTATATGTTAGGACAAGCAAGAACTTATCAATATCTATTACAGGAAATCTCTAACCTGCTAGAAGAAAAGGAGCAAAAAAATGAAGGAAACGTCGTCGGAATCAACGGAAGTACCAAAAATTAAACTTGGTCTTCAAGACAAATACAAAGAAGAAGCTAAAGGTGAACCAGAACCTTTAAATCCAGAAAATATTAAAAAACAAAAAGAACAGCTGCCCGATCCTAGTGGCTGGCGACTACTTGTGTTACCATTTACACCTAAAGAAAAAACTAAAGGTGGTATAATTATTGCACAAGAGTCTTTAGAAAAATTAAGAATTGCAACTAACTGTGGCTACGTTTTAAAAGTAGGGCCACTAGCTTATTATGATAAAGAAAAGTTTCCAACAGGAGCTTGGTGTAAAAAAGGAGATTGGGTAATTTTTGCTCGTTATGCAGGATCAAGATTACCTATCGAAGGCGGCGAAGTCCGTTTATTAAATGATGACGAGGTTTTGGGTACAATAAGTAATCCAGAATCCGTGCTGCATAATATTTAACATAGAAGGAGATAACTATGCCAGAAACAGAAGAAAACAAACAAGATCTAGTTGACATTGATACATCGGGTCCCGGTGCTGAAGTTGAGCTAGAAGAAGAAAAAGTAAAACAAGTAGTAGAAGAAAAAACAGAACCTGAAAAAGAAACTGTTGTAGAAGAAACTAAACCAGTTGAAGCAACTGAAGTAGAAGAAACTAAAGAAGAAAAAAAAGAAACAAGCGACGAGAAACAAGAAACTAAAAAAGAAGAACTAGAAGATTATAGCGAAGGTGTTAAAAAAAGAATTGCTAAGTTAACTAAAAAATGGAGAGAAGCTGAAAGGCAAAAAGAAGCTGCTTTAGATTATGCTAAAGGAGTTCAAACTCAACATGACACTTTACAGAATAAACTATCAACTATTGAGCCAAATTATGTAAGTGCTATGGAAGGTAGAGTTGTTTCTGGTCTTCAAGCAGCGCAATCTCAATTAACAAAAGCTAGAGAAGATGGAGATATAAACGCTGAAGTACAAGCGCAAAAAATGATAGCGAGATTAGGTGTAGAAGAAGCAAGAGTTGCAAACTTAAAAAAACAAGCTGCAACTAAACCTACAGCAGTTAAAACTTCTACGTTAGATCAAGCTGTAGCACCACCTGCAAATCCTGATCCAAAAGCCGAAGAATGGGCTGAAAGAAATTCTTGGTTTGGACAAGATGCTGCTATGACTTATACTGCTTTTGATTTACATAACAAATTAACTAAAGAAGAAGGCTTTGATCCTAATTCAGATGAATATTATGCTGAAGTAGATCGTAGAATGAAGCTTGACTTCCCACACAAATTTGCTAAAACTGAACCAAAGGAAACGAC